GGAAGACCCTAATGACCCGGACAGTCCACCATTGTTCAAGACTATCAAACTGGACAATGGTCAGTTAACTCGTATCAAACACGATGAATATAACAAAGAGTACGGTATCGTATTCCCAGCGGTGTTCATCCACTTTATCGACATTTATTACAATGTCGGCACTTCAAGTATTGCTGATGGCAAGGGTACAATGCGTATTCATTATGTGCTTAACAGGCTGAACAACAGTGATGACGAAGTTGAATGTGAAGGATTAGCAGTATATAAGCGAATTGTTGCTGCTATTGAGGCACAGAAAAGCTCGTTCCCAGCATTGGTGTATCGCTTCCAGCTGCAATACTGGGACCAACCATTGTCATTTGATGATGCTTTACAGCCTTATTGGATTGATTATCAGATTTGGTTCCAAGACTTCACCTCATACGCATACAAGAATTACAAGGATGTGTATGTCACCGTGCCGCCGTTTACCCAACCAAGCGACCAGAATGAAATTGCGAACCCTGACCATTCGCCTAATTTCGCTGAGCCTAAGTTTGAAGATGTTGTCGGTTTTGATAATATCACGGGGTGATTTCACCCAATTTAAATTACAATCCTCTATTCTTGGGAAAAGGTAAATCACAATGGACGTAGAAAATCTGAAATATGTAGTTGGTAGGGCTGAAACAGACAAGCCGGCTATTATACGCTTTTTCTCTTCCGTAGATGAATGTAGCGTCCAATGCTTCAATGATGAATTTTTGTGGCTGCAAGATTATATCAAGCCATCAAAAATTATCGTGATGATTAACTCGGAGGGCGGTTCAGTTCTTTACGGAATGAGCACATTCTCAATCATACGCTCTTGTCCTATTGAAGTTGATTGCGTAGTTGAGGGTATTGCTGCTTCGATGGCAAGCATCATTTGGGCAGCTGGTGACAATCTGTTCATGCACGATTATTCGTTGCTGATGATTCATAACCCCTTCAACGCTAAGAACATTGATAACGACCCGTCGCTCAAGCAGACCGTGGAGGCTTTCCGCTCTCAGCTTGAAACCATCTATACCAAACGCTTTGGCCTATCCAAAGAAAAAGTAGCTGCCATTATGAATGGCGAAGGTGAAGCTGACGGTACATTCTTCAGCGCGTCTGATGCGGTTAAGGCTGGTTTCCTCCCGGCTGAGAACGTTATCAAAACTTCAAAGAAGGTTCGTGACAAAGTAAAATGCGAGATGGAAGGTATCGTAGATACCGCTTCAATTAGAGACATCATGTCGGCTGTATCTGCCGAAGTGGATGAAAATAAACTTCTTGAAGACATCAGCGCTATTCGTAATCGAAAAGACAATTCACAAATCCAAGATCAAAATAAAATGGAAACTAACGAAAATGTAAATTTCGACGCCATTTCAGCACAACTTGGACTCGCGAAGGACACTCAGGCCGCAGCGATAGAAGCTCGTATTGCTGAGTTGATGAAGACAGAGGCAACCCTCAAGGAAACTCAGAGTGAGTTGACCGCTGTCAAAATTAAACTCGAAGGCAAGGAAGCAGAACTCGCAAACGTCAACAGTGAACTTAGTGAAGTCAAGGACGCTCTCAAGGCGTACAAGGACGCTGAGCAAGCTGCTCGCGAGGCCGAGATCGCTTCAGTCATTGAAGACGCTATCAAGGCAGGTAAAATTGAGGCTTCTGCAAAAGACGCTTGGGTGACGATGGCTAACGCCGACTTCGCTACTGTAAAAGCAACTCTTGCATCAATCCAGGCCCGTGAGGTAATCACGGCTACAATCGCATCTGATCCCGCTAACGTGGCTACTGTTGAGGAGACATTGAAAGATGTTGACGCTCAGGTAAAAGCAGCTATCAAGGAAAAGTTGGGTGACGTGCAGTTCGACAAATTTTAATTCCCCGTCACAATAACAATGGCTACTATTAATTTTGCCGGTAACACTTATGCGGGCGAGGTTCTTGAAGACCTCCTGGTATATACCGCGAAGGGGAACGAGACTTATGAGGCTGGTCTTGTTCATGTTAAGCCCGGTATTCAAAAACGTTACGTTTTGCCTCACATCCAACTGGGCTCTATCATCCAGGACAACAAGCCTACTCCTACTTCTGCGGATGGCGCTGCCAACGATGAGAGCGGATTTAACCAGTACAAACTCTCTGAGCGTTATTTGGACCCTCAAGACTTCATGGTCTATCTGGAGTTCAACCCTCGCGACTTCGAGGAATACTGGCGCTTTGCTCAGCCCACCGGACCTCTTGTATTCCGTGAACTCGATCCTGCTGTTCAGAAGACTATGCTTCGTCTGCTTCTCGACCGCAAAGATCAGTACATCAACGACTGTATCTGGTGTGGTAAGAAAGGCGGCGTAGATGCCAAAATCACTGTTCCTGAAGGTGCAACTGCTCTTGGTGGCGCTTCTGCTGCTGGCTTGATGAAGTACTTTGACGGTGCTCTCGCTCGTGTTCTTGCTAACCTCAAAGCTCAGGCTGTTGTTGCAGCTGGTGAGGCTTCTGCAATCACCGAGGACATTAAGAACGAGGTTGCTTCTGGTGAGGTAATTCTCGCAGGTGCTGACACTTTCACAACCGGTAAAGACGTTGAAGACGCACTTTACGCTATCTGGATGAAGACTCCGGCTCACGTCCGCAAATCTAACAAGCTCAAATTCGTTATGGGCTGGGATGTTTGGGACCTCTACGACCAGTACCTCACCTCGAAAGAGTACAAGTACGTTGAAAACCCCGACGTTAACCGTCGCACTTTCAAAGGCAAACAGATCATTGTAGTTGACGGTATCCCCGAATCTACAATCTTCTTCGGCAAGTTCTCTAACGACGCTGATTCTTGTCTCTGGATGGCAATCGACTACAGCACCGATGAGGAGTCTGTAAAGGTTGAACGTCTTCAGGCTAACTCCGAACTTTACTTCTTCCAAATGCGCATGAAGATGGACATCAACCTCGTGCGTCCGAGTGAGATTATCGTTTGGACTCCGTACAAGAACGCCTAACTCATTATCGCATAGTATCATCGACAAGAGGAGTGGAGGAATAACGAAACTCCGCTCCTCTTTTTAATTAAAACAATAGTAAACTTTATGGTAAGAAAAAATAAAGCAGCGGTTGAGGAAGAAGCCCCTGTAGTGAACACTGAGGAGACCACCGAGACCAAAGCCCCTCAAACAGAGGAAGCGCCGGTTGATACGCCAGCTGAGACTACCGTTGAAGCACCTGTTGATACCAAGGCTGATGAAACATCGACTGAGGTCGAGTCCGCACCTGAGACAGAAACCGAGAGTAAAGCGGTTGAGGAAGAAGTCCCTGCCGAGAAGCCTGTTCTTACAGACATCCCCGACAAAGCTAAGGCTTACTTGAAACGCCACACCGAAGTTAAGGAGATTTATATCGACAAGCTCGGCGGCGTTTACCCCAGCGACACTCCCAAGGTGTTCGTAAAGAACGCAACTCTCTACCAGAATCCGTATTTCAAATTATAAACTTCTCATACAATGGCATTAGGAAACGTTTTTATGAGCGACCTGGATGGCAACATTCCCAGCACTACAAACACCAATGTAGAAAAGGTTTGCGGTCTCCTCTTCGACATCTCCGGCCAGCCCGATTTTTGGACTAAAGGTGCCGGCGCTGCTATCGCCGATACATGGAAGGACACAGTAGTTGAGCTTAACAGCCTCAACGACGCTGTTGAAGCCGGTATTACCGCTTACACTGGTGAGGTGGATTCGGAGACCAGCGAAAGCACTGACTTGCTCGCAGGTATTCCTTACTACCATATCAGCAAGTTCTACGGTATGGCCGGTGGTTCAGGTCGTTTGTTTGTGATGTTTGCTGACTGTTCTAAAGACTGGAACGCACTCATCGAAATGCAACGAGCTGCTAACGGTGTCATCTTCCAAATCGGTATTTGGACTGAGCAACAGCTCTGGACCAAGCCTGATGAAGCAGCTAACAGTTATTCAATCTCCCTCGTTGCTGACCTTAACCGCGTAGCTAAAGAGCTTGCTGACGATTATTTCGCTCCGGTATCTCTCTTGGTTAACGCCAATACATCTAAGGTCAAAGTCGGCACTGCTACTTCTAACACTATCGCAATTAGCCAGATTCCGTCTTGCGTTATCGACGCTCGCTACGTAACTGTGCTTTTGTCTCAGTCAATGGAAGAGTCTGTTCGCCGTATGCAGGCTTCTCTGACATCTACCACTCCTGTTGGTATTGTCGGCCTTGCTCTTGGCGCACTCACTCAGGCAAGTGTAGGCGAGTCTATCGGTTGGGTTCAGAACTTTGACGTTGTAAGCTATGTACCGGCTATTGAAATGGGCTTCGGTGACTCTACAGTTGCTGACGGTCTTATCACTAACGGTCTTAGCTACTCAGCTTTGACTAAGGCTCAGCTTAACGCTCTTGAGGAAGCTGGTTATGTGTTCTTGCGTACATTTGAAGGTCTTGAGGGCCACGTGTACTTCGCAAATGACCACACCTGCTCTGCCGGCGACTATTGCACTATTGCTCGCAACCGTGCA